CAAAAAATCAGCTGAGAAAATCCTGTCTTTATTGACGGACCCTTAAATACGTGAAGAGGAAGTCCTAACTTGGGATTGAGGGAAGATTAAAGCCATGAGCGATTTAATCCGGTGGCTTATCCGTGCGCCATTCTTTTTGGTCATTACCCCGCTGTCAATGGTCGGTTGGGTCTTGGCTTGGGCCTTCTCCCCAACGAGCATCGGGAAATTCACAGCTTTGTTTGAAGTGTGGACTTTTAAGTATTGGAGGAAGCCATGAGCCGAGAGTTCAAAGCAACACTTCAATTTTTGGCCTACATTGGACTGTTCGGAATCTTATGCTTGTGCATCGAGTATCGTCCGGCAGCAACATTTGTCGGTATTGGCTCAACATTCCTTGTCTTCTTATGGCTGGTTTGTTACTGGTCACAAAGATGACCACCCCCAACAAGCCTCAAACGGTGGAGGAGATAGCCGAAAAATTGATAGATGAACTGAACGACTGCATTGAATGGTCAGATTCCGGCGGAGATAGCGGTGATAGCGAACAATGTCTCATGGGAAAGGCGGAAGCACATCTAATCAAAGCCCTCCTCTCCTTCGCCCAGCAAGCTGTGGAGGAATATAAGAGGAGTTCGGGGAAATGAAAACAGACGAATGTAAGAAGTTGCTTATGAGAACCATCGTAAAGCTCCGTAAAGCTATCCCTCACGATAACCAACACGCCAAGTTGGAATGGATGTTCTACGAAGCGTTCAAACTTGGGCTGGAAAAAGCGAAGAAAATTTACAGGAGCTAGCATGAAAATTCGTTCTAACTACAAAGTAGTTGTTGAGTATGCGGATTGTTATGGACGTTGTGGAACTCCCGAACAGCAAAAGCGTGGAGCAGAGATTGTTCTTGCTCAAGTAAAACGACATGTTGACTTTGATAGAGCAATAATTGAATCTGATGAAATTTGCTCGTTTTGTAACTCTGCTTGGGAAGTTTATCACGGCAAAACCTTAACGATAGAAACGGATGGCGAGAATGTGAAAGAAGGCGACCCACTCTGTTGTAAAGAAGCATTTGAAGAACATCGGAGCCAACATGGAAAGTGAGAAGCTGATGACGGCACATGAGGTTTCACGGGTTATCTACGAAGCTCTTAATTCTTCCGACCCAACAGGGCCTACATATAAAAAGATGAGGATTGCTGAAATTATTGAAACTTACGCCCACGAAAGGGAGAAGGTTCTGGTGGAGGCGTTGGAATTAGTCGCAGATAACGCAACCCCGCACAACCATTGTGTTATTGCTTGCAGAGAAGCCCTCGCCCAGGTCCGAGAGGAGGACTCAAAGTGAGCAAAACAAAATGTCTAAATTGTTGGGGCAGAATAATGAAGGGTCGCAAAACAAGACCGGAAGAAAGAAGCCCCGCTCAAAGGTTTTGCTCTAAAGAGTGTCGTGATTCCTACATGGATAAAAGACAAGAAGAAGCTGAGTGGAACGCATTACATTCTTTGTATAAATCGGAGGACCCAAAATGATCGACCTATCAACCTGTTGTAAGATGCCGGTTCGATGGGAATACGAGTTTAGCTTCTGCGTCAAGTGCGGTGGTGAGTGCGGGATTTTAAACACGGAGGACTCAAAGTGAGATATCGTAGAAAGCCGCTAGAGGTTGAGGCGATTCAGTTTCTAGGGTCGGAATCTTACAAAGAAATGTCGAAGCTCTGGGGTCGGGCGTTCGTGAGATCTTCTAGTTTCTTCGCTGGTTCTGCGTTTGAGCCGATGGACGTAAGCATTAGAACTCTTGAAGGAATTATGAAGGTGTATACGAGGGACTGGATTATTAGGAGCGTAAATGGCGAATTTTATCTGTGCAAGAACCACCTCTTCGAAGCCACCTATGAGAAAGTCGAGGAGGATGAGAAGACATGAGCTACCCACACCGCTGTCCTATTTGTGAAGGAAGAGGAGCTGTGCCATGCAATTTCTATACTGGTGGAAGAGTATCAACAGATGCTTCCGACGTGCCATGCAAGGCTTGCTCAGGAACTGGAATTTTGTGGGGGCCAGTTGAGGATAAAGGGGATGAAGGAAGATGAAAAGCCTCGAATGTCGTGAAGAACGCCACGACGAATGTGCGGCAAATGAAAGAAAGAGTTATTGTCAATGTGCGTGCCACCAGTGCAAACACCTGGCCCACTGCTGGATTTACGACCCGGAGCACAAGAGGCATGAGGTTTGTTGTTATTGCCAAGCCGCTAAACAAGTTGTTGAGGAGGTAAGATGAAATACTCCCGTGGTTCTTTCTTCTTTGAGAACGGCCTTGAGGAAGAGATTGCGTATTACTGGATGTGGACGTGCTTGACCGATACAAGCCTATGGGGCCGGATAGTCCTGATATGGAGGATTATCAGGCAAGTCCCGCCGCCGAGGTTCTTTGAGATTATGGAGGATTTGAGAGGTTGAAGAAATACTCCGTTATCTACGCTGATCCGCCCTGGTCTTACAATGATAAGATGTCCGGCCACTCATTTAGTTTGGATCACGAATACCAGACCCAAAGTCTCGAATGGATAAAATCACTTGCCGTTGATCAGATCGCTGAAAAAGACTCAACACTTTTTCTTTGGGTTGTTTCTCCGCTTTTACCAGAAGCATTTGAAGTAATCGAGGCATGGGGTTTCAAGTTCAAAACGCTCGCATTTTGCTGGGTAAAGGAAACGCCTCTTCTGGGTGTCACGGTCACAAATCTAGGACGCTGGACGATGGGCGGTGTCGAGCTTTGCCTTTTAGCGACACGCGGAAAGCCTAAGCGTGTCTCGTCCAATGTCCGACAGGTCGTACACGAAATTAGGACAAACCATAGCAAGAAGCCGCACGAAGTCCGGCGGCGTATCGAAAAACTTATGGGGGGGGCGTGAATAAAATCGAGCTTTTTGCACGTCAAAGACACGAAGGATGGGACGCCTTCGGAAACGAAGTCCAGAGCGATATTGATTTGAAATTGGAGGATTTGAGGGAGGAGGAAGGGAAGGGATGAACGTCTTAGACAAGTTTGTTCATAACGTTCTTAATTGGCATGACTTTGAAGTCGTCAATAGCCTGTCCTGCCTGATACCTTTTTTGAGGAGGAAGCAAAATAGAATGGAAGATAATCACGGAGGTGCAAAGATGAAGTCCCCTAGTGAATTACGTAAGGCTTGGGTCAAGGCCCTAAGAAGCGGCGAATACAAGCATGGCGAAGAGTATCTGATGATCCTTATCTTCTTTATCACGCTCGTTATGTTAGTGATTTTATATTTATCAGTTGTCTATGCCGAAGAAATTACGATCTCTTCTGAGATAGATACGAATGATTACGTAATATACTACAACGATTCAGAAGACCGACTCTATTGTCAAAAGGGAAGTGACCCAGAAGCTCCTTGCACGTTGGATACACTTGATTTAGTTTTGAAAGCTATATTGAAGCATTGGAAAAACGATCGAGTGGAAAAGTAACCATATGACCGATCTATTCGTGTCTGCAAAGGACGCGCTTTTCAGAGAGATCACGCAACGTAAAGTAATGAAGACATCGGACGTGATCCGGTGGGGCGTGGCGAACTTCTCGAACCGTGCCGAGAGGAATATGCGCCAGCTGGCCAGAGAAGGAAGAGTCCGGCGCATGGCCGAGGCCGAGAAGCGAAAGCACTACGGCAAGACGAAGGAAGACGTTTGGGAGTTCATCACCGTCGCGCAAGCGATCAATCAATAAAGGCGGATCAGGCACTTAAAATGAAATCCCTCTCCGAATATCTCTACTACGAAGAAAAGAATCCTGACCTTAAGATTTACATGGGGGATTGTTTGGAGATTATGCCTTTGCTACAGGTGGGGGCAGACCTTGTTTTGACAAGCCCTCCTTACGATAATTTGAGAGACTACGGAGGATTCAATTTTAACTTCGAGAAAACAGCAGATTATTTGGCTTGTGCAATTAAACAAGGTGGAGTAATTGTTTGGATTGTTGGCGATGCTACTATTGATGGATCTGAAACAGGAACGTCCTTCAAACAAGCTCTTTACTTTAAAACAGCAGGAACTGGTTTGAATCTGCACGATACTATGATTTTGAAAAAGGACAACTGTGTTTTTCCAGAAATTAATCGCTACTACCCAGGATTTGAATATATGTTTATTTTTTCAAGGGGAAAGCCAAAAACAACTAATTTAATAGCAGACAAAAAAAATTCAACGTGCGGTTATTCGATAATATCCTCTACTCAAAGAGAGAAAGACGGAATTACAAGGCAATTTTCCGCAAAAAAATTAGGTATTGACAGAGCAGTTAAAGAATATGGAATTAGAACAAATGTTTGGACATATTCACCTGGGTTTATGAAAACGACACGCTATAGGCCAGCATTTGAACACCCAGCCATGTTTCCAGAGTCCCTCGCAAAAGACCATGTGTTGTCTTGGTCGGATAAAAATGATTTGGTCTTAGACCCCTTCCTCGGCTCAGGCACAACCTTGGTGGCGGCAAAAGAATTGAAAAGAAATGGTATTGGTATTGAAATTAACGAAAAGTATTGCAAAATAGCGGCCACTAGACTTAAAAATACGATAGCTCCTTTCTTATGAAAAAAACATCATGGAATAAAGGCAAGTTTTTATAGGCCAGGAAACCCGCTTTTCCAGCCCGCCAGCGCATCCGGCCATTGAATCCGGGGGTCTGTACGCCCTTTTCGGCAGGTGGCTTTTAAATAGGCATTATTTCTGCTCTATTAACAGGCATACCTAGCCCATTCCTAATAATTTCCTTTGAAAATATCTTGACAATAGGATTTCTTTCCTGTAGAATTGTGGGTAGATAAACAAAGGAGGACACGATGGAAAACGTCAAAGAGGTTGGGAAGCATACGCCGGGGCCGTGGAGATTCACACACGACCGAGCTTTTGAGAAGCCAATTAGAATACGCGAAAAGTTCTCCATAGTTCCGCAGGGTGGCCCGGCAATCGCTTTTTTACCAGAAGGGCGGATTGAGATACAAAAGGCCAACTCCGCCCTCATCGCCGCCGCGCCGGAGTTGTTGGAGTTGGTAAAACTTTACCGCTCTTGCGGCACATTGGGCGAAACGATGCCAATGCACAAAGTGTCGGAAATGGCCGATAAAGTCATAGGCAAAGCCGAAGGGAGCGCAATTTGAAAAAGTTTGATCCGGAAGTCTTGAAGAAGGCCCGCGCCGCAAACGATTGGTCATTTGAGCGCGTGTCGCAGAACATGGCGATGCACGGCGTTCCTGTGTCGTGGGGGACGATTAGGAATTGGGAAAATGGGGAAACCGTGCCGGACGCGAACAATCTTCAAATACTTGCGGTCGTGTGCGGGAAACTGATAAAGGACTTTTACGTGGAGGTCAAATGATCGCCGCCGCCGTAAAGAAACCTTTAATCACGCTCGTCGTGGGCTTGGCGTGCTCCTTCTTTTGGGTATTAACCGCAGATGCCGCAGAGGGATTCGCAACCTATTACACGACGGAATCATGCAAGCGTGAGGGCACGTCCGGCGTGTGGACGGCCAGTGGCGAGAGATACGACGAGAAAGCCCTTACGTGTGCGCTTGCCTTGCGTAGCTTTGGAGGGAGCTACGTCGTTTATGGCGAAAGAACCGGACGATCGGTCATTGTCAGGCATAACGATTTCGGGCCCGGCAGAGGCCCACGCGCTCGTGGGGTCATAATAGATTTGACACCCGCCGCGTTCGTTGAGGTCTGCGGAGATCTCAAGATAGGGCGTTGCCAGGTCAGCGTCCAAGAAGTTAAGACTTTAAAAAGCTAGTCTTTTAGGGTTTAAAGCACACCAGCTATGGTTCATGCCATGGCTGGTGTTTTTTTGTGAATCCTTGTTAAGTGTTGACAAAATTCTGGTACGTGTGTTATTTGTTTAGCATGAAGACGAGGTTTAAAAGATAATGCCACATCCAGGAGGTCGGCCACGCAGGATCACCCCGCATCTGGCCCGCAAGATTTTTCTCTTAGCCGGTTACGGCCTGACCACAAAACAACTTTGCGATGTGTTTGATATTTCGAATCAAGCAATCGAGACGCTGAAGAGAGACGCTGAGTTTAAAGAAACCTTAAAACGAGAAAAAGAAAAAGCGGACCTCGCCGTTATCAGCTCGTTGTATAAACGTGCTTGTGGTTTGACGATCAAGGAGCACAAGGTTGGCATTGAGCGCGGCGGCCACACCGATCTTGTAACTGAGAAGGATATCCCACCCGACACCGTGGCGTGTATTTTTTGGCTTAAGAACCGTCAACGAGACACCTGGCGCGACAGACACAAAGAAGATGACGGGGACATGCACATACACAGCACCGTTGTCCTAAATGGTTTGCACAAGGCATCTAAAAACCTATTGACCAATGGAGCGGTAGATATTGCAAACGGAAGCGGACATCGACCCGAGGTTGGCATCCGAGTTGATTGAGAGCTGGAGGGCTATCCCCCAGCTCTTCTGTAGAGACGTTCTTGGGATCAAGCAAATCTGGAGGCTTCAAGATGATCTTCTGAACGCATGCCCCGTTGCCATCAGAGAACGCAAGCCTATCTATATCGGTTCCGGTCATGCCTTAGGTAAGGATTACATCGCGGCGGCCGCCTCTCTTTGGTTCCTCCATTCTTACTCTCCCTCCATCGTTATTCAAACCGCACCGACAGATCGTCAAGTTAAAAAGATTATGTGGGGCGAGACGATGCGGCACTTCAACAACATCAACCCGCCCCTGGGTGGCAAGCCCTATTCAGACCCCTACCTTGAGATCAACAAGGAGGATTGGTACTTGCTTGGGTTCACCACCAAAGAGAGCGGGGCATCCAAGCAGGCCCAGGGCGGCAAGTTTCAAGGGTTCCATTCACCCAACATGTGCGTGGTCGTTTCTGAGGCTCAGGCCGTTGAGGATGATATCCGCAATCAGATAGACGCTATTGCGACATCGGAGAAGGTGCTGTTAATTTTCATCGGCAACCCCACAAGGTCTTCGGGTTGGTTTGCGAAGGGGCTGAAGGACAAAGGCAGAAACATTGTTTTTAATTTTAGCTGTCTTGACAACCCCAACTACAAGCAAAAAAAGACGGTCATACCCGGCCTTGCCTCCTATGAATGGGTAGAGGACAAGCGTCAACGCTGGGGCGTAGACAGCCCGCTGTGGTTTGGGCGCGTCTTAGGACAAATTCCAAAGACGGCTATAAACAACATCTTCTCTGAGCTTGAGATTGAGACAATGAAGAGGCGAGCCCTTATCACGCCCTCAGAGGCCGAAGAGAACCGTGGGGTGGCCCTAGATGTGGCTGGCGAGGGGGATGATGAGTCCGTAGCCTACGCCGGGGCAGGCGGCCACGTGCTTGCTCAATCCATAAAGGTCAACCAGTCAGCCGGTGAGAACGCCCTAACCTGTCAGAATCTCACCGAGGCCCACAGGGGGAATTTCATTGTGGTGGATTGCGACGGCATGGGGATCAAGGAGTACCAAGAACTTACCAGGCTTGAGCTCTCAAAGACCGTTAACGTGGTTAAATTTCACGGTTGCGGCGCGTCCTCCAAGCAGAAAGGCAAGCAGAATGATTTTGAGTTCGAGAACCTAAGGGCTGAGGCGTGGTTTACCGCTCAGAGCAGGGCCAGGGATGGGGGGGCCTCCATTCCTGACGACCCCTTGCTTATTGAAGAGCTTTTAGAGGTAACGGCTTTTGAGAACAGGCGAGGCAAGATTCAGATAGAGGAGAAGCAAGATATCAAGGACAGGCTCGGTCGTTCTCCTGACAGGGCTGACTCGTGGGTGATGCTTCAATGGGGTTTTGAGCAAAACTACAAAAACAGACGCAGGGACCGGGTAAGGCCGGATCAAGATATCCATGGCCACGGCGTTCTTCCTGAGGCGGCCGAGTCGGTATTCGCCTCTGAGCCCATGGGAGGCGCGTTTTGAAGAGGGTGGTTAGGTTGAGAAGACGGGCACCACTTTACGTGTCTATCGTGACCGCCTTGATCGTTGCTGTTGGCATCCTAGGTATCCTGAAGGCTAGGAAAGTTCAAAGCTACGGTCAGCTGAACAGTGTCCAACTTAGCGGGGTTCATCGTGGCCAATAAGAAGTATTCCCCCATGCAGGACAGCATTAAGGACCCGGAGGCCCTTAGTGAGGTGAACTCCCTAGATGTCTCCGATGAGCTTCGTGAGTTTGTGAAACAGCTTCACAAGGAGATTGGGGAGCAAAATACAGATCGCACGCAATGGGAAAACAGACAGGACATCTGGCAGAAGAAACGTCATGGTGTCAGGTCTCCCAAGTCTCACCCGTGGGTGGGCGCGGCTAACTTTGTTATCCCAATGATCGACAGCGACATCAACAGGCTGAAACCCGCCTATGTGGCCCTTATTGGTGTCACGCCGGTTGTTATCTATGAGCCCTACGGGGCTGAGGACGTTGACGCTGCCAAGAAAAGGGAGAGCCTCTTCGATTGGAGGATGCGCACCCAGGTCAAGTTCTTTCAACCTTACTGTCTTGGGGTTGACTACGCGCTAAGCCGAGGCTACACCGTCTTCAAGATAGGCTGGAGGTTTGAAACAAGAAAATACACCAAGTGTCTTTACCTTGAGGAGCTTTCCGATGAGCTGCTTGAGGCCTTCTTCATGCCTGAGGTGGATGACACGACCCTCTTTAAAATCTTAGCCGAGGAGACAAGCTGTGATCTTGGCTTCCAGGAGAACGTGGATGAGATCAACGAGGTTATAAAGGACTTTAGGGCCGGGGAGAGCCGCTTCGAGATGACCTTCGTGGAGAAGGCCGAGAACCGCGTGGAGGTTACAGCCCTTGACCCCAGGGATGAGATTTATTTTCCTGTTTGGGTGCGCGATCTTCAGGAGAGCCCGTGGATTGATGAGCCCTTTTGGACCACCAAGAACAAGCTCTTACGCGGCATGAAGGAGGGGCGTTATGAGGAGTATGACGAGAGCACGGTTTCAGGCTGGGCAAAGACCAACCAGCAGAAGCTGTCGTCGAACAGGGTCAAGGATCTGCGTGATGGGGTGAGCTCAGAGGACCGTTGGGACGAAGATATCCTTTGCCATCAGGTTTGTGCTTGGAATGACGTAGACGGGGACGGTATTCTTGAGAAGGTTCTTATCACCTATCCAGACGCGGACCCGGACAAGGTTCTTAGGTTTCTTGAGGTGCCCTATGACCACGGCATGTTCCCATACGTTGCCGTGCGTCGGGAGTTCAATGACGGGTCTATCATGTCCTCACGGGGAATCCCGGTGCTTGATGATGACTTTCAGACGGGAACGTCCACGCTTTTCAACCAGGACATTGACGCGGGCACGATAGCTACGACCCCGACGGTTGTTACCAGGCAGAACTCCGTGAAGAATCTTAAGAACCCTCGGTACGTGCCAGGAAACGTAGTTGAGACAGAGAACGGCGCGGCTGATTACACCATCATGCAGCAGCCAAACGTCGGCCAGCAACATCGCTTTGCCAGCATGCAGTACCTGAAGAGCTGGGCCAATGAGAGAATCGGAAACGTGGCAGCCGCTGTGAGCGGGACAAATAACCAGCCTGGGTCTGGGACTTTCGGACAAAAGACCGCAAAGGAGGTCCAGGCCATCGAAAGCGCAGGGGGTCAGCTTCAATCGATGGACCTGCAGGTCTGGCAGTTTCAGATGTCGCAGGTTTACGAGATGATAGACGCTCTCTATGACCAGTTTGGCGATGAGGAGGAGTATGTAGCTATCACCAACGAGGCCCCGCAGAAGGTTACGCGTAAGGATATACAGGGCAGGTTTAACCGCGTGCCGAACGGCAAGCTTGACAACGCAAGCCCTGTCATGCGCGTCAACAAGGCCCTTAGCGTATACCAGCTTTTTAGGGGAGACCCGGACGTTGACCAGCTTGAGCTTAAGCGTTACTACATGTCTGAGATAGACGGCAGGCTTGCTCAAAGGCTCCTCTTGAACCAACCGGAGAGGGTGGAGCAAGCAAGAACGGTTGAGGCTCAAAAGGCTCAGGCGGTTAATCTTCAGTTGGGGCTTAAGCGAGCGGCTAACATGCTGGACATAGAGAAGGAGGCTTATCTTGTCAAAATCCAAGGCAAGAAGTACGCCAAAGATTAGGCCTGTTAAGGTCGAGAAATCTCATGTTGATATTGAGACCGATGAGCTTTTGACCATGGCCGCAAGCGGGGACCTCAACCAGATTATTTACATCGGCAGGCTGGTCGAGGAAACCCTAAAAGGTGAGTTCGGTTCTGTGCTTCGGGCTTTATTGAGAGGCCGCGCCGCCGCTGATCTTTCAGAGAGCCGGATTCATGGCTGCACGCTTAGCTCTGACCGTTACCTAGGCCGTCTTGATGCCTATGAGAGAATTTTACAGGATTTAGAGCAATATGTTTTGGACAAGGACCAAGCGGCCGTGCGCCTTATCGAGGCACAGCGTGAGCAACAACCCGCCGAGCTTCACCATGCTCCCGATCTAGGGGAGCGGGTTGATAGCGAGGTCGTCCATGCTTGACAAGTTTCGCTCGACCACCTCTCAAGTGGCTAAACTGATGGGAGCCTCAACCTCCATAAACTGTGCAAGAGCGAGAGGGCCACTTCGCAGCCAAGATGCGATGCTAGGAGGCAGGTCATGGGAGTAATAGATAAGTCAGAAGACAAAGCAGAAGTAAAGGACGCAGCTGAGGAGCAGCAGCGTCTAGAGGCTGAGTTCATCAAGGACATCAAGGAGGACGTAAACGCTGACAAGAAGGGCGACGTTGAGGGGGCAGAGCAAGACACCGACAAGGAGAAGAAGGACGGTGTTGAGCAGGGCGATGAGGAGCAGAAGGAAGACGATGCTTCTACAGAAGCCGAGCAGGAAGAAGAGGCCGAGGAGCAAGAAGAGACGGACCCCAAGCAGGCTCGTATAAACGAGCTTATCGCTGAGAAGCGGCAGCTTGAGGCGAGGCTCCGAAAGCTTGAGAGCAAAGCGGCCGAGAAGACCCCTGCTATGGACCCTGACCGCGAACGCCTTGAACGCATGTCAGTAGAGGAGCTGAGGTTGTTGAAGAAGGAGGCTCGTCTTGCTTGGAAGGAGACGGATGACATGGGTCGTTCACGCCAGCTTATGGAGCTGGAGGACAAGATCGACACGGTCATTGCGGAGGCCCCGCAACGCTTCAAAAATCAACAGCTTGAGCACTTCTACGAGGCTGTCAACGCCACGAAGGAGGAGTTTGGCGAGAAGATGGATGACGGGCTAACGAAGAAGATCTTCGACCGTGCCAATGCCATCTACTCAAAGTATAACTCCCTTCAGCGTGATGTTGAGGGACAGGCGATCGCTTGGCAGCAGGCGGCTGAGTTCTACCGTGAAACATCGAAGTTGAGCGCCACGAAGGAAAAGGCTCTTCAGCTTGAGCGGGAGAACAACAAGCTAAAGAAGAAGGTCGTCCTTGATACGGCTATCTCCAAGGGTGCGCAGAAAGGCAACGAGGAGGAACGCCTTTTCAAGCGCGCTAAGAGCGGCGATAAAAGTTCAGAACTAGAGTTTTTCAAGAAGACACTCAACCTCTAGCGTTGCTGGTTATTGGCTGCTCCATAACCTAGGAGCAGGAAAATGGCATCAACACAAGTCAACACCTACTTTGCGAAGGGAAACCGCGAAGGCCTTGTCAACAGGGTCGCGGACCTCTTTGCAGACGATGTACCGTTCTTTGCGATGGCAGAGAAGACAGGGGCCATCAACTCGAAGCATGAGTGGCAGTCTGACTCGTTAGCTTCAGTATCAAAGACGGGCAGCGTTGAAGGCTACAGCGTCTCGTACGCTCAGGCCGCCACCCGCACTCGTCACCAGAACTACTGCGTCATCAAGAGCCGCAACTGGGATATCACCTTCACCCAGATGGCCTTGACGGTTGCAGGGGTTCCTGACCAGGCGGCTAGGGAGGCGTCCAAGGCGATGAAGGCACTGTTGAGGGATTTTGAGGCTATCTTCCTCAACACTGCAAACTCATCCGCTGGTTCGACAGCTGGAGCTCGCATGGCTAAGGGCCTGCAGAAGGCAATCGTCACCAACACCGCAGTCGGGACTGGTACCGGCAGTTCAGCCGACATCCAGCTGACTGAGGACAATGTCAACCTGCTCATGCAGAAGATTTGGAACCAAGGGGGAGACCCGTCAAAGATCTTCTGCGGTGGTCACCAGAAGCGCGTTATCTCGAAGAAGTTCTCAGCGAAAACAGGCTTTACCTGGAACATTGAGGCGTCTGCTCGCAAGGCAATCGCCAATGTGAACTCCTATGAGGGCTCTTTCGGGACGTGTGATGTGGTTCCTACCAGGCAGCACATGGTCAAGCGTATCTCAATCGTTTCACCGGAGCTCATCCGCATAGCTGTTCTCCGCGACATCCAGAAGTTCGATGGCGCTCAGGTCGGCTCGTCCAAGCGGCAATGGGTCGAAGGGGAGATGACCCTGGAGTGGGGGAACGAGAAGGGACACGGTAAGCATAAGTTCCTGAAGTCAGGAGGCGTGATCGCCTGATTCAGTTTCCCCTGATGGGGATAGTGGGGCGGTAGGGAGGGTTTTGCCGGTTTGTCCCTCGATAAACAAACCGGCACCATTAAACAAGGAGCATGTTATGGCAAAAGAGTATCTTGACCCGGAGAAGGCAGCACAGCTCAGGCAGGACCTGATCAACCGCGCCCGCGCCGTGGGTTTAAACGATGAGGCGACTCTTCAAGAGATCGAGTCAGCCGAGAACCCCAAGCCTGCTAAAAAGGAAAAGAAGAAGTAGTGAACATTGTTCCAGGTTATGAGAAGCTGACCAAGGACGGCATCGTTTCTGTCGAAACCGCCTCACTCATGGAGCAGATCAGGCGTGAGGCCTCTAGCAGGGTAATGGCCGGGATGAAAGGCCGTCGGTTTGGCCTTATCGAGTTCTACGACAAGCTGACCACGGAAGGATTGGTCGTGTGGCTTGAATTCTTCCCAAGGATCTGCGAGGAGCTTAGGCACGTCAACCACGAGAAGCGCAAGATTTTGCAGGAGACATCTAACAAGGGAAAGTTCACCGACAGCTATGGCTGGTCAGCTAACGGCGACTGGCGCAGCTCATGGGAGTATACCCCTGAGTTCTTCTTCTTTATGAAAAACTTCGTCTACTCTTGGTTCTTCGAGCGTGAAGAGCATAGGGTCAGGGAGAGGTTTATGCGACGGATCATGGCTGGCTATGACGCGATGGACGAGCTCGTCAAGCTTAAGAAGCGTTACGGGTCTAACAAACAAGAGGCGGAGGTTGTCTCAGGGGGCACTCGAAACTGATGGGACAGGTGATAAAAAAATTAGCAGAAAGAGAGCTTGAAAGTAAGGCCATCTTCGACAAGAGGTTCGTGGTCGAGCTGTGTGAGAACGTCCATATTCACTACCGAAACTTGAGGATAATCACAAGCCTTAATGACTTTCTAAGCCTCGGCAAGGGCATGGCCGACGCGGTCAAGCGTTATGAGGCTCTTGGCTGCCCTCAGCCAAGCCGTGAGAAGCACACCGAGCTTTGCCGCAAGGCCGTGGCTTCTGAGCCGCAGGGTGATGGCATCAAGGTTACCTTAAACAGGAACCTTTACCCTCTCCATGAGAACCGCATATTCTCAGAGGGAGCCGAATTCGATGAGCCAATTTACGTTCACCTTAAGATACGCGACCTGCGGCTAGAGTTGAGTCTTGATGAGTTCCATGCTTTGCAGAAGGCAATGGCAGAGGCTGTGGTTGTAAACAACAGGCACATGCTTGTAAAGGATGTCGTTAGGTGAAGATAGCCGTCCTTGTTCCTTGCTACAAGCGCCCTGAGTATACGGCCCTCTGCCTTCAGTCGTTAGAGGAGGCTCACAATACGCAGGATATAACCTATTTTCTTGTGGACGATGGCTCGCAGGACAACACAAGCGTAGTCTTATACAATTCCAAGCTCAACAGCATCATCCGTGTGAACGAGACAAATCAAGGTCTTAGGTCTGTCATCCTGCAGTTCTTCAATGACACGCATGAATTTGACATCATTGCTAAGATGGACAACGACTGCACCGTGCCTAACCATTGGCTGGATGAGCTTGTGAAGTTTTTGGAACGCGACCTCGTGGACATCATCAGCCCGAACGTCCTGCCTTCTAACGCAGCCTTCAAGATCGGCAAGGAAAGCGACGTGAAGAATCTAAGGCTTGCCCACACCGTGGGTGGTCTCTGGTGCATGAGGCGCTCTCTTCTCAACGATATACAGTTCGAAGACATAGCCGGTGATGGCATTCGTGGGGCCTTCCCTGTTCTCCAGCAAATCATCATCGAGAAGGACGCACGTATTGGCTGGGCGACGAACGTGAACGTCGAGGACATCGGCCACTATTCCGGGCAGCATCCCAAGCACATCAAGTCTCGTGAGCACCTAGAATATTCCCAAGACGTTGGAAGGAGGGTTGCGTGGTAACCTTCCGCATAGACGATGTCAACCCAAACACAGATTTTTCTGAGCTTGAAGCCCAGGTAAATATCCTTACCGCCTTCTCTAAGAGAATCCTAATCGGTGTGAACCTGTTTGGCCGCTCAGCAGAGAACGGAGCGGTCTACCCCGACCTTCCTTTGCGCGGTCATGATAGGAAGTATTTCTATAAAATAGACAGGCTGATTTCAGCTGAGACAATTGAAAG